GGCGGGGTGAGGCCCCGGCTCCGGCCGGGGCTTCCCCGTCTTGACCGGGCGGCAAGCACATGGGAGGATACGGACATGAGACAGGCAATGGGAGAGCGCGTCGCGTCCGGCCAGTGGGAGTACTCCGTCCGGACGTTCGTCACCAGCGACGGGACCATGATCCGGGTGACCGTGCCCTCCGGCACCCCCGTGATCGTGGAACAGCTCACCGGAACCGAAGCCCTGGAAGCGATCGAAAAGGAAGCGAGGGTCAAGGGATGATCACGGACATGATCGAGTATCTGGAGCAAGACCAGGTGTGGATCAACCGCGACGGTGACCGGGTGGAGATCGCTCCATGACGGATGTCCACCGCCGGAACGCCGCGCGCTGGCTCACCCGGAACGCGGACCGGATCTGGACCGCGTGCATGGTCGCCCAGGTCCGCCGGGACATCGTGGACTACGACGAGTACTCCGGCCCGCTGGACCTGGGAGCCCGGGACTTCGTCCAGGAGAAAGAGGACGAGTTTGTTCACGTGCTCCGCATGGTGAGCAAGCCGGACGAGTGGATCAAGGAAACGCCGTTGTACCGACGGCTCACGGAAGGGCTCACGGTGAGCCCGGTTGAATACTTTGGTGCCGCCTGAGAGCGGCTGAAAGCCCCGTAGAGCCAAGATCTCTACGGGGCTTTCTCATGGGTCCGGGGCGGCCCCGGAGGGCCGCGAGCGGGCTACTGGGCCACGGGCAGGGGGTACACGTCGGACTCGTCCACCTGTCCGGTGCGAACGAGGTGGTCCGCGTAGTCCCGGCAGAACTCCACGTGGTACGGATCGTCCAGGGAGCCCAGGATGACTTCCACGGTGGCGGGGCTGGGGCTGGAGCAGTCACGGTGTGCGCACATGGCGACTCCCCATCGAATCGGCGCTTTCATCCTGCATACGCCCGGTTTGCGCCCGCGTCAACACGAAGAAGCCCCGGCCGGGAACTCGTCCCGCCGGGGCTAGTGGGTTAGAAGGGGAGGTCGTCTTCCTCGAAGCGGAACAACTCGCTCATGGGGACTCCCAGGTACTCCGCCCGGTGCCAGTCGCACCGGATGCCCGCCGGGTCCTCCGCTTCTTCGTCGGCGCACCAGGTGCAGTCCGGGTTGATCTTCCGCATGATCTTCTCCTCACTTCGCGAGCCGGTAGACGTACGAGGTTTCGGGGGAGCACCGCTTGGTCTTGGTCACCAGGCCGCGCCGGATCAGGCTCTCCATGACGGCGGTCTTCTTCGGGTTCCGCCTGTCGCCCGCGTACTCGCCGTTCTCCAGGTCCTTGATCGCCTTCCGCTGCGGGCCGCTCAGGTTCATCCCCCCGCTCCCTTCGTTTTCGTTCCCGTTGACTTAAGACTGTCATGGTCTTGCGTTCGTGTCAAGACCTTCCGCGAAAAGTCATTGGGGGTCAACGCCCGGCCGGACAGCGGCGCGAACGGGCTCCGGCGCGGGTGACGGACTCCAGGCGGGGGCCGGGACGCGGATTCCGGCGCGGATGACGTGATCACCTCGAAACGATCTCATCAGAATCGTCTCTGGCGGCCGAACGCGAGGAACCGAGATAGAAGGTACCCGGGAGGGGCCTTCTCTCGTCTACGTGGCTCTCAGGGCCTCCTAGACCGGTGTGGGTGTCTGGCAACCACCCTGAAAGCTCCCGGACACACGAAACCCCGGCCGGTGGAGGGTCGGCCGGGGTTCTTGCGGGGCGATGGCTGGTTCCGGAGATCAACCGTTGGTGATCACGGCGGTTCCGTCTCCCAGTCAACCATGTGACCTCCGCTGCGGGCAAGGGCGCGGGCATGGATGAGCCCCGGGTAGCGGCTTGATCCGTTCCCCCCGGGGCTCCGCCGGTCGTGCGGCCCGCCTCCCATCGCGCGGGTCACACAAGATCTCCAGTTGTCAGAACGGTAGCAACCGCCCCGAAGGCGTCCTCCGGTCTATCGACGTACCGGGCCGCCCCTTCGACGTGCGCGGTTTCTTGATCCTGATCTGCTTGGCCACGGCCGGACTCCTCCCGCTCCTGGGCTCGCTCCATCTCGTCACGCTCCCGGGTCCGCTGGGACCGAAGGTACGACTTCACCGTCTCCAGGGAGACCCCGATCTCCCGGGCTATCCCCTTCGGCTCCATGCCTTCGCAGTAGAGCCGCCATGCCGCTTCTTCTCTCTTCAGGCGGAGACGCTGCTGGGGCGTGAGCGTCGCCGGGTCCCGGCGGTGGAGGTAGAGCCCGGTCGCCTTGCGGACCATGAGACGGCGTTCGTCTTCCGTGGTGCCGCCCCAGACCCCGATCTCGTTCCGCTGAATCGCCCATTCAAGGCACTCCAGCCGGACGGGGCACCCGGCGCATACCCGCTTGGCCCGCGCGATCCGGGCTTCGCGCTCGTACCTCCGCTCCAGCCGGTCCGGACCCACGAAATCCTCCGGCGTCAGCCGGGAGGCCCGGCACGACGCCTGTGACCGGAACCGCTCGCCGAACCCTGCCACGATTTGCTCACCTCCCTTCCGTTTCGTGTCCCTTTACACTCTCATGGTCTTGCGTTCCTGTCAAGAACTGGACACGAAAAGAGCCCCGGACCGTGGCGGTAGTCCGGGGCTCGCTCGCGGGCGTCGATCAGGGTTCGGCGGGTGACTCATCTTCCTTTCCTTCGCCTCCCTCCGGCGCTGTGAACACGTGCTCCCGGAGGTAGGCGGAAAAGGTGGCGGGGTTCTCACTCGCGGTCAAGGCTTCGGCGGGGTCAAGGCTGAACGCCTTGATGATCCGAGACAACATGTCCCGCGAGGGGAGCCGCTGCCCATTCCGGAGCCTCGAAGCCGTGGTGAAGTCACAGCCGACACGATCAGCGAACTCGTAGTTAGTGGTCACTCGATTCATACCCTGATCGTCGCATGTCCTTGCCGGGATGGCAAGGACAAGAGAGGGACTTTTGTCCCTTTTTTACCTGTCCGACCCGGAACGGCTTCCGATGAGGTTGTGAAGGTAGGCGAGCACTGATGCGCCCGCCGCCGTCGCCCCGGCGACGATCAGGTCACGGGGGTTGTGCACGCCCCCGGCCCACGCCGCGCTCACCGACTCCCACAGCGCGACCGCCGCCACGCCAACGAGGGTCTGGACCAGCGTACGGCCCGCGCGGACGAGAGCTTCCGCGCTCGCCGACCCGGTCTCCCCGACGTGCGGGGCCACCAAGTTGTAGACGTAGGTGATCACGGCGCTAACCGCCGCCGTCGCCGCCGCGATCGCGAGCACGCGGACGTTGTACGTCCCTCCCGACCATGCCGCGCTCACCGCCTCCCACGCGGCCACGGCCGCCGCCGCACCGGCACCCTGGACCAGGGTCCGCACGGCGCGGACGAACGCCTCCCACCTGTCCTTCATGAGGGTCTCCCTTACTTCTGAGCGAGATACCGGACGCGAGCCCGGGTGAGCTTCGCCGGTACGGGGGTGCGAACCACCAGGCACAGCTTGTGGTTCTTGTTGCAGTGGCCGACCGCCGCGTGGTGAAGGGTGCCGTCTTCTTCGATCCGGGCCACCGTGGGGTCACCCTTCTCCACGAGCCGATCGACCGCCGGGGTCACGCTGGAGTCATACTCGTACTCCGCTGCCATGATCTCCACCTTCGTCCCGGCCGGGACGCCGGTCAAGGTGACCGCACCCTCCATGCAGAAGTACGCGGAGCCCACCAGGAAGGTCTGGTTCTTGCCGGAGTGGTCGCCGTAGGGGTCGGCGTATTCGGTGTCCAGCGGCACCCGCCACCACTCGCCCGCCGGAACGTCCACCGGGTCGCCGTTGTATCCCAGGGAGCCGTACTTCATCTCGTCTCGTCCTCCTTCGGAGCCGGTTGGGGGTCGGGCTTCGGCGTGGCCGGGAGCTTGGCCCCCGCCTTGATCCACTTGTAGATGGGCTCGCCGGGGCACGACGTGGCGTAGCCGTCCCGGTGGCCCTTGATCTCGGCTCCGGCCCCGCCCTTCGAGCGGAGGTAGTCCCGAGCCTCGTGGAAGTGGCGCTTCATGTTGTCGGTGGGCTCCGTCACGCCGGACGTGCCCACGAGGAACAAGATCGAATAGTGGTCCGCGTTCAGCCCGGGGCCGTTGGCGGCCGTGAGCACGCCGGGACCGCGCCCCATCCCGGCGGTGTGGTTGCAGACCCACATGGAGTACGCGATGTCCGCCCACCCGTTGCCGTCCATGTGGCCGTTCTGGATTCCCCGGATCGCCGCTCGGCACTTGGCGTGATCGGTGAGGGTGGCGGGGTTGACGTGGCCGCCCGTGTAGTGCGCCTTGACCCCCTTGGTCTTGCTCACGTAGGAGACGGAGCGTGGCTTGCGCGCTCCCCACACCGCCCTACTCTCGATTGCCACCGTGGCCTCCCTCCCGTTCCGAGATCATCCTCTTGACGATCTCGTAGAGGTGGTTCTCTCTCCGGATGGTACGGAGGTCTTCGGCGAGCCCGGCCACTTCGTCGGTCCGGGAGCGCACTTCCTCCAGCCAGCTCTCCGCGCGCTCCCGGCATCTGCGCGCCACCTCCAGCCCGGCCGCGTCCACGGCGGGCTGACAGGGCGTGCCCCAGAACGACAGGAGGAACCGCATCATGTTTCCGCGCCCTTTCCGGCGACGGCCTTGATCAGGTCCCTGGTCACCCGCGCGGTCTCGGTCAGCTCCGAGATGTGGGAGTGCAGCTCCCGGTTCGCCTTCTCCGCTGTGATGAATGCCGTCCGCCACTCTCGGATCTCTTCCTGTTGACGCTCAATCGTCAACTGATCGCCTTTACGGATCTCGTCCACCCAGGAACGCGGGACGAGACGCCCGGAGATCACGGAGACCATGACCCCGAAGACGATCACGGCGAATCCGCCTTGGGCTATCGGGAGGTTGATCCAATCCATCAGCTCACCCTCGTAACGATCAGCACTGACCCGGCCCGTACGATCGTCGGGGTGGCTCCGCTGGAGAGCTGCGCCCATCGGAGGGTGAGTGTCCCGGCGCTCCCGCCCGTGGTCAGCACACCCTTATGCATCGCCACCATGTCGATAGGGCTCCCGGACTCCAGGACTCCGGCGTGACTGGGGGTGGAGCCGAGACCCTGGAGGGACTTGGTCACCTCCCCCACCGTCGTGGTCACAGTGGAGATCAGCCCGTCCCCGCACCAGTCGAAGGTGGAGCCGGACGGGCCGGAGTAGCCGGTCTTGCAGTCGAAGTTCGGGTGCGCGGAGTAGATCAGGAAGCACTCCACCCAGTACCGGGTGTTCGCCGCGACGGGAACCAGAAGCTCGTTGTCGTTCTGCATGGTCGTTGACGAGGTGACCGACTCGTCGGCCGTCTTGACGATCACCGCTTGTTGCACGAAGTACGTGGTCATGTCGGCGGCCGTCAGCACCTCGTTGACCCCGAAGATCTTCTCACCCGGCATGGCTCACGTCCTCACCCGGAGAACCCGCATGAACGACCCGGCCAGCACTCGGGACGCCGTGGCGTTGCTCGTGTTCTGCGCCCACTGGAGCCGGACGTTCCCGCCGGTCGCCCCGATCCGCATGAGCCCGCGCGGCATGACGATGGAGGTGGAGCCGGACCCGGCCGTCCCCACTTCGCTCCCGGTGATCGGGGAGCCGCCGATCAGCACGCGCCGGGTAGCCGACCCGGTGGTCGCGGTCGCCCCTAGGTTGAGACCGTCCGTGATCCAACGCAGCGTGCCGGAGGGGATGACCACCGCGAACTTGATGTCGGCGGCGGTCGGCCCGTCCGTGAGAAGGAACATCTCCATCCAGTAGTCGGTGTTCGCGCGGACCGTTACCACGAGGTGGTTGTCGTCCTGGAACGTGGTGGAGTTGGTGACGGACTCATTGGCGGTCTTGTACGCCACGTGCTGCTGTGCGAAGTACGCGTTGACGTCCATGGACGTCAAGATCTCGTTCACCGAGAATCGCTTGAATGCCATGGGTCACACCAGCTTCGTCACGATCAGACAGGAGCGAGCCTTGACCAGGGTCCGGGTGGCGTTGCTGTTCCCCTGCGCCCACCGGAACCCGAACGTCCCTCCGTTCTCCCCCACCCTGAGCACACCCATCGCGGGGATGCAGATGTCCGTACCTGTCCCAAGTAGATCACAGGTGGGCAGGTTGGTCATTCCCTGCTTGCGGCGGCTCACCGGGTCGCCCGTGTCCACCGGGTCGCCGAAGGCGTTGGAGCACCAGTTGAAGACGGCCCCGGACGGGCCGTACCAACCGAATTCGATTCCGCCGCCGTCCGCGCCGTTGACGATGATGAACGCCTTCACCAGGTAGTCGGTGTCCGGCTCCGCTGTGAACTTCAGGTGGTTGTCGTTCTGGATGGTCTCGGAGTTGGTCACCGACTCGTCGGACGGCTTATAGATCAGGAGGTTCTGGACGATCTGGGTGTTGACCGCCGTGGCCCCTAGCTGGGTACCGTCAAGCCACGTTCCGAAAGCCATGATCAGAATCCCAACGGGTTGTTGTCGAGACGCCCCAGGGTGGGGTGACCGATGATGAAGAAGCCGCCGCCCTTCGCCGTGGACTGGAGGACCCACCTTGTCACCCAGCGGCCTGGTTCGATCTCGTGTTCGATGCCCCGGATGAAGCAGTCCTGCTCCACCATGTCCCCGCCGCCCGGGGGCCGCCGCCGGACCGTGATCCGGTCCCCGATCAGCCGGTTGAGCACCTGGGGGAACAGCCGTTCCTCATCATGCTGGGGCATGATCTCCAAGTCCGTGAACCGGAGTTCCGGCTGTGCCGACAGGGACAGGATGTACTGGGCGTAGTTCAGTGCGGCTGTGTCGTCCGTCATGATCAGCCCGGACCGCTCAAACGTCTTCACCAGGAACTCCTGCTGGGAGGCCGGATCATCGGCCACCTGAGGAGTGGACGAACCTTCCCTGGTGATGATCACCCGGTTGGCGAACTGGGTGTCGTCGTTCACAAACTTGAGATCTTGGTAGGGAAGCTCGGAGCCGCCGCCGTCCCCGAACAGCGCGTTGGAGTCGGTGGACCGGGTGTCGGTGGTGATCGCCGATCGCCGCCGGTACACGACGTTACCGGAGCCGTCCACGTACAGCTCCCCCACCTCCGTGTCGGCCACGAGCTGCATCTCCTCCAGCGCGTTGCCCTCCAGCGTCGTGGACTGGAGCGCCACGTCCCCGGTGTCGATCTTCCGCTTCCCGGCGGGCCACCCAATCCCGTTCAAGATCCGGTTGATCCGCGCGCCGGAATTCTCGGCGGAACCCACGGCCGATCCTCCCACCCGGTCGTAGTTGGAGAAGATCTTGAACGCGTCCGTGCACGGGACCGTGACCACGGAGCTGTTCGGCCCGGTCCACTCGATATCCCAGGAGTCCACGTAGCCGGTGAACAGGTCGTGCTCGCTGATCTCCACGTGCACGTCGTCCACGTAGCCGATCGTGGTCCCGTTGGGAGTGGAGCCGTCCATCCAGAACTGAATCTGCACGTCGTCCACGTCGGCTTCGAGGATCGTCGAGAGTTCGATCCGGAACCACTGGTCCGGCCCCGGCGGATTGGCCGTGAATGTCGGCGGGAAGCCGGAGCCCGCGTTCAGCGCGAAGCCGTTGAAGTACTGCCACGCGGCGGACGGGACGTAGACCATGGCGGAAACGTAGACGTGCTTTCCGGCCGTCCCGGCGTTCCCGCTGATCCCCTGGCACTCCACCAGGTGCACGTTGAGAAGGTTGCTCCCGTTCCTCACCAGTTTCAGCGACCACGAGCCGTCGTACGCCTGTTCGTTCGAGCGCGTGACCGTCGTCTCCGGGTTGGACGCCCATCCCGTGGTGTTCGTCTCCACGGACGGGTTGTCCACGAGGTTGGGGGAGGTCCCAGGAGCGTCCCAGATGGCTCGTACGCGCACGGGACGCATGGGCTTGACCAAGGTACCGCCGTCGCTCGAAACAAGCTCTGAGAGTGATTTGGAGGCCAGCGACGCGGACGTGAACCAACTCACCTGAACGTCGTGAAGCTCCGTGTAGCCGTTGGTGTTGGTCCAGTCCCACGTGGTGCCCGTGGCCTCCGGGAACGACCCGGCGACGAACCGGAACTCATAGTCGGCCGCACTCGTCGGCGTGATCGCCGGGGTATCGAAGAACGCCGTGCCGTTGTTGGCCGTGCTGTCTGCGACCGGGGTCGTGCCGGACGCGTTCCGGACGGCCGCGATGAACACGATGCCGCCGGACTGGTCCCCCTGGAAGAAGGTGTAGGACGAAGGTTCGGCCCCGGAGATCTCTTTCCACCAGATCTTCGTGTGGAGGTCATACGCGCCGTTGTCCCGGCTCGCGAGCAACTGCCACGTGCCGCCGCCGGACGGCGTGGTCATCTGGGAGGCGTACCCCCAGTCCCCGGCCTGGAAGGCGACCAAGATGTCTCCGGTGGTCGCGCCGGTCGGCCGCGCGCACGTGAACGAGGTTCCCTCGCCGGTCCCCTGGGTAGTGGCCACCAGAACGGCTTCCGCCGTGTCCGGGTCGGTGGAGGGGACGGCCACCGTGTAGCCATGGCCGGACAGCAGCGTCCGGTTGCACCGCGCCTGCTGCACGCCGGACGACGGAGTGTCGGCGGGGATGGTGTACGGCCCTGTGAGGTTGGTCGGGTCGAACCGCCGGTCCGAGTTGTCCAGGGTGAGGACGCACGTCCCCGCCTCGTAGCGGACGATCGGCGACTCCACTCGGGTGGAGCCGCGCCGGATCTCTACCCGCTGGAGGTACGACGAGATGTCGGTCCACGTCCCGTCATTCATGAAATCGACGGCCACACTCAAGACCGGGAGTGACACTTACGAGTCACCTCACTTCCGCCACATGGTGCCGTTGCGCCGCTCGTATTCCTTGATCGCCCGGACCACCTCCGCGCCCGCCTTCGCCAGGTCCCCTCCGGGAGCGACGTTGACCGTGATCTGGTAGGTGTTGCCGCCGTACTTCCGGGGGTCCACGAGGGGTTCGGGACCGCCGGTCCCGTTGTGAATCATGTTCATCCCGGGCCGGAGCACGGCCACGCCGGAGTCGGCCGACGCGAACGGCGGCATGCCCCAGAACATCACCCGGCGTGCCGCCGTCTCGCGGACGCGGGCACCGGTGTACGGGGCCTCCACGATCCGGCCGTTGCCGGAGTACATGAACACGTGGCCGGAGTGCGGGAAGCCCAGAGCACCCGGCCGGGGAGACGCGATCTTCTTCAGCCACGGCATCTGCTGGTACGTGGTGCGCGGGATGATCTTCCCGGACGCCTTGTACCACGCGTACTGCATGAGGCTAGAGCAGTCGAAGCCCCGGATGCCCGCGCCCTGGGCGAAGCCGTAGCTCGGACCGTGCGGCCCGCCGCCGCCCCACGAGTACGGCACGCCTATTTGGGATCGCGCCGCGTTCACCGCGCGCTGGCCCATGCCTCCGAGCTTGTCTTCCTTCCCGCCGATCCACCCCAGGACGCTCTTGACCGTCTGCCTCACAAGCCCCATCAACATCCGGCCGAAGCCCGTCCGCCCGAGCGTCTTGTCCCCGAGCGACAGAAGAGGGTCGGTGACCCACTTCGCGGCCTTGACCGCGCCCTGGGCGAACCAGTCCTTGGCCGCCTTCAGGAACTTCGAGATGCCGTCGATCAGGCCGCCGCCCGCGAAGCCCGGGAGCACGCCGCCGGGGTCGCCCATGAAGCCGGTGGCCTTGGCGGTAGTGGCGTCCGGCCCGCCGGTGCGGTTGATCCGCTCCAGCAGCGGCAGGAAGCGCCGGGTGGCCTTGGCGTTGACCACGAACTCCCCACGGGACGCGAGGATCGGGACGCGGTCCGACTTGGTCCCGCCGGGACCGTTGATCTTACCGCCGGAGGCGAACTTCGGGGCGTCCGGGAGCTTCGGCGCGCCGACCTTGACCGCGATCGCGTCCCAGACCTTCTTGATCCCGCCCGTGTAGACAGTGTCGATCACCCACTTCACAGGCTTCTTCGCCGCGTCGCGGATCTTGTTCCACCACTTGCCGATATTCGACACGGCGGTCTTGAAGGCGGACGCCACCAGCTTCACGCCGGACTTGAACTTGTCGAACGCGGGACGGACGACTGTGTTCCAGACGGTGGAGATCACCTTGCCCACACCCTGGAACGCGGGCTGGACGATCTTCTTCCACAGCCAGGTCACGACCGGGCCGACCACCTTCTGGAGATAAGTCTTCCAGGCGGCGAAGATGATCTTCACGATCCCCCATGCCACCTTGACCGCGAAGGAAATCCCCTTCCAGGCCGGTTGGAAGATGTTCTTCCACAGCCAGTTCACGGCCGGGCCGACCGTCTTCCTCAGGCCGTAGACCAGTGCCGTGAACGCGATGCGGATGATCCCCCACGCCACCTTGACCGCGAAGGAAATCCCATTCCAGGCCGGTTGGAAGACGTTCTTCCACAGCCACAGCACGGCGGGGATGACGACGCCCGTGATCACGGACTTGATCCCGTCGAACACCGGCTTCAAGACGTTCGACCACGCCCACTTGGCGGCCGTGACGATCCCCTGCCACGCCGCTTGCACAATTTTGCGGAATGTTTCGGACTTGTTGTAGGCGAGCACGACCGCCGCCACGAGCGCGGTAAGCGCCGTGACCACGATCCCAATCGGGTTAGCCCGGAGCGCCGCGTTGAACAGCCACGTGGCCCCGGCGGCGATCTTGCTCCCGGCCGCCGCGACCTTCAGGGCCGTGCTGTAGAGGGCGAGCGCGCCGGTCACCAGCTTGACCGACACGGCGAGCCCGGCGAGCACCGCCCCGGCCGCCACGATGCCCTTCGGGGTCACCCCAATCTTGCCAAGCCAGTTGATCAGACCTTCGATCTTGGGTATGACCTCGTTTCCGATCACGCCCACGAACGTGGTCACCATCGTCCGCTTGAACTTTTCGATCTTCGCAGACGCGCTCTCGGTCAGCGCCTTCCCGGCCTTCTCCGCTGCCCCGGCGACCGCTCCCAGGCCCTTTTCCGCCGTGTCCAGGTCCAGCGCGTACAACGCTTGACCCATGTCTTCGGCCTTGGTCCCGAACAGCTCCACGGCGACCGCGTTCCGCTTGACCGGATCTTCGATCGCCCGGAGCTTGTCCAGGACCGAGTCGAACGCTTTCGCGGCACGCGGGCCACCGGCTCCGAGGTCGGAGATCACCTTGTCCGCGTCCACGCCTAGGCTGTTGAGACCCTTCCGGATCTTGTCCGACCCGGCCACGGCCTCAATCGAGAATTCCTTGATCGTGTCCGCAACGAGGTCGGCGTTCCGGGCACCGGCCTGGAGGCCCTGGGTGATCAGCCCCATGGCCTGCTTGCCGGATAGCCCCATGTTCTGGAACTGGACCGCGTATTCCTCGAAGGTGTCCAGGAGGTCGGCCGCGCGGTTGCCCCCAAGCTGGGCACCCCGGACGATGATGTCGAACGCCTCGTCGGCGCTCTTGGCGAGCCCGGTCCGGAGAAGGTTGGTCACACCTGCCGTGACCCGGCCCACGTCCTCGTCAAGGACCTGACCGACTGTCAAGGCCTGCTTCGCCATGTGCTCCAGCGTCCCGGACGACGCGTCGCGCATCCCGTCCATGTTCTGGACCACGGCGGTAAGCGCGGTGTTCACGTCGTCCATGGACTCGCCGAAGCCCTGGGAGAAGACCTTGCCCGCGACCGCGCCGATCTTCGCGGAGTCCTTCTCCGTGAGCCCAAGCTGTGCCTGGAGCTTGGCCCGGCCCTTGCTCGCGTCCATCGCGCCGACGAGACCGGCCCCGAAGGCGACTCCGGCGGCGACGCCAACCTTGTTCGCGACCTCGTTGAACTTGCCCAGACGGTCCTGGAGCTTTGAGATCTTCTTCTCTGCCTGCCCCAGGGTCTCGGAGCCGGAGACCTTCAGAAGAAGGTTCAGTGCAAGCGTGCGTGCCACGGGGGACTCCTACGAACCGCTGACGCCGTACAGGGGAATGAACGTGGTCGCCGTCCCGGCGGAGGTCGGGTCGAACGAGGCGGGAACGCCGGTCTGACCGGACAGGTAGAAGGCGCGCCGGTTGCCGCCGGTCGG